TCCATGGCCTCGATTGCGTCAATCAAAATCCTGGACGCACCATCGATAGTGATTCGTAGCTCCTGCCGACCCTCTCCGATTTTTGGCAAGGAGAAATTGAAGGGGAATGCAGTGAAAAGTTTTTCCTCACCCGGGTTGTTTGGGGCGTCTGATTCAAGTGTTGCCGTGAGGTTTTGACGGTCGCGGACAAGCCGGATCACATTTGACCATGTTGAGTGATAAATCTCAATCGTTGGCAATTCCACCACGTTTGAAGGGCAGGATGCATAGGCTTCTTTGATTGCTGCTGATAATGTCATGTTATCGCCTGGGTTTATTTCAGAAAACGCGCCAAGTTGATGTTCCTGTAATCCGACTATTTGCATTGTTCCCAGTTCCGATCACTGAACCATCACCTTTCACACCAAGGGAATAATCGTAGCCAGCCACAATTATTTTGATGCCTGTCCACGCCGACACGTTGCACTCTCCTGCGCCATTTGATCCGTAGGCATAGACAGTGCCATCAGATTTGAGTCCCAAAATATGGAAGTTCGCCGTACATGCGATTGATACAACATCGGTCCAGTTCAGTACTGGCGTACCCGCGATATGTAATTCGCCTGCAAAAATACATGTGCCGTCATTTTTTAGCCCAAGAATGCCGGAACGGGCGGCGCATATATGTTTGATACCTGTCCAGGTCAAACACGCGTTTCTCCCTGATCCTAGATCACCTTCCGCAACAACCGTTCCGTCGTTTTTGAGGCCGTAGAGGGTAACCAAACTGCCGCACGCATGCTTGATATTTGTCCACGCTCTTGCCGCAGTTAAAACAGACGCGGGGGCGATGTACCCGATGGCGTATATCGTCCCATCGTTTTTTATTCCGAATGTCCCGCGTTTCCATACCCCAAGGCGCGCAACGCCAACCCAGGAGGAAACATTGCTTTGCCCCTCGGAATTGTCTCCGGTCGAGACACATGTCCCGTCTGATTTTCTACCAACGCACCATGTAATGCTACCACCACCCAAATCCCCGACAATTTCAACGATTGGCGTCATTGTGGCCATGTTTAGCGATGCAAATCCAACGGATAACCCCTGGCCGTCAAGCGTGATGCCAAGGCTATTTGATCCGGTCGAGGCTATCAATTGAAGATCAAGCAGCGGATTTCTGTTTATGGTCAGCGTTGCATTGTCACTGTTAACGCTCGATACTCCGTTGCTTACAACGCAAGTAATCACATCATCCACCCCGGTCCAGGTCGTCGCGCCAGTGTTGTACGTCGTGGAATCGGTGCCAACTGGAATGCCGTTTTTGTACCATTGATATGAAAGCGTCCCAGTTCCAACCGCTGCAATGGTGAATGTTGCGGAGTCAGGCTGCAAAACTGACTGACTGACTGGTTGCTGGGTGATTCTCAAATATCCGTAGAACGGGAAGATTCCTGGGCCTCCAGGGACTTCCGGAGGAAGGGTGTAGATCGTTCCGCCTGCAATCATTGCATCAAGATCGGACTCTGAAAGTCGGAACGGCTCAAACTCCACTTGGCAAGAAATGTACCACTTCCCAATCTGGTCGGTCGCGGTGTATGGCTTCAGGAATTGAATGGTCGCTGGATCATCAGCATAGCCATTCTTTATTTTCATTGTGGTTGGCAGCGTGCCGTCATACAGGTCATAACGCCACCACGCTGCAAAAATTGCATACTGCTCATCAGTGAGAGCAACGGAAAAATCCAAGACGGTCTTTGACTTCGTTGCGGTTCTGCGTCGGCGCGCCGATCCTCGGTCCAGATCGGTGGACGTGGCTGCGCTGGTGACTTGCAGGCCGTAGCCGGAAAGCATTGGGCGCGGGAGCATTGATGGGTACGGTTGAATCGTCATCTTGGATTTTCCGCAATGTATTCGGAGAGCGTCAGGCGCGGAGTGTTGTCAATCTCCAGTTCAGCGGTGACGTTCCAGTGACCACCGCCGACGAGCTTGGCGCTGTAACCTTCAACGAATCGCGCAACTGTCGCCACGGTTCCGGTTTCACCGGCCAGGGTGATGGTGAACCATGCAGCGCCGTGATTGAGTTTGTAATGCCAGAAGGAATCAAAAACCGCAAGCCATTCGTTTGCCAGAACCAAGGAGATTGGGCATGTTTCAATCTGAAATGAGGAACGCTGACGCGCAAGGTTCGGCCCATTGATCACTGACGACCTGATAGACAGATCCGCAGGCGCTCGGCTGTTGCCTGCTCGCTGTGGTTTCGGGAAAAATGCGGGCCAGGTGATCATCAGTAGCCACCACGCGAACGATTCACGCCATAGGTGCTTTGCAGTGCGCGACTGGTTGCACTGGTTCCTGAGCGAATCCCTGCGGCTGTGGCTTGGTCGATTTTTTCGATGAAGACTTCCAGGGTCGGGGCGTCAGAGGTGCCGCCCTGTTCAGTGCGCGCTGTGGTTCCTGGCTGGGTGTGGACATTGACTATCACGGTTGGGGCTGGGCTGCGGCCTGCGTTGGGTGTAACCATGCCAGACTTGTTGCCCATCATCAGGTAAGACTTGTCGCCGACGCTGAGCATTTCCGGGCCGCGTTCGTTGACTTCGTAGAGTCCACCGGAAAGAACAGCGCCGCCCGCTGCGCGTCCGCCTGCCATTTCCTGGGCAGCGATTCGACCAACTGCGACTTGGCCAGCGGCCAGGGCGGTTCCGGCCATTGCCATGGTTACGGCAGGGCCGAACAGCGCGTTCATCTGTGCGTTGCCGAGAATGTTGGAGAACGCCATTAGCGCATTTATTTCCGCCTGGGCCATGGCAAAGGCTTTATTGGCGTAGAAGAACGCCTTGTTTTTCTGCGCGGCGTCTTCTGTGAGTGTCGCCATGTTTCCAAAGAAGTCGGCACCTGCCTGCATCATGGCAATGCGGTTTTGTTGGTCGATCTTTGCCATTGCCTCATTGTGTTCAACCTGATAGCGGATCTTCAGCGCGTTGATTGCAAGTTGGCGGGTGACTTCTGGATCGGTCGCGATGTCTCCGGCCCTGGCCTCCATCGCCTCGGCCTCTTTGATCCTGAGCGCATTGATTTCCGAATAGTGGTTTGACGCCTCCTGTTCAAGGAGTTTATACCGCTTCCTTGCTCCCTTCAGCGTTTCGTCATTCATCGCCTCGTCAATGATTTTCTGACGGTCAACCATTGGGGACAGGTCGATGGGGTCGGAAAAATCTCCAAGGTCAGGACGCATGGAGTCCTGCATTCTGATAACCGAACCGCGCGATGGTGGTGGAATGTATTTTCTTTGATCTCCGCGAATTGAAACAACGCCATCAGGTCCAACGGTTCTGGTTGGCCAGTTTGCAAGTTCTTTTTCGGCCTGAAGGAGAAACTTCTTTTCATCGATCAGCGCCTTAACTTTTTCGATCTGTTCTTGAATGGAGCGAACCGCTTCCCTATTTTGCTCGTTGGCCCTGCGCTGGTCGTCTGCCTCTTGGTTTGAGAAGACGCTTTCATTTGCCGCGATTTCACCGCGAGCAACACGGAGCGCGTCGAGTTCAATCAGGAGCGGCATCAGTGAAGCATTGAGGCTCTCTGCCGTTTTTGCGGATTCTTCAGCCTGTTTTGCAAGGATGTTTTTGCCAATATCGGTGCCAACGAGAATATCCTCGTAAGACTTGGCAAAGGCCCTGGCCTGTTCTTTGCCGGACTGTTCGCCAACTTTCTTGGCGTTGGCGACCATGTTTTGGCTGTATTTTTGGAAGTCTTTTTGGGTCTGGTCGTAGATTTCACCGTTGACCGCCTGGCGGAACTCGACCCCGGCCTTTTCCATTGCCGGTACAACCTGATCCATCAAAACGCCAGCAACGTTTGTGAGGTTGTTTCCGAAGTCTTTCAGGGTGTCGGAAAACGTCAAATATCCAAGGCCTTTGACCAGAAGGCCGACGACTTCAACGACTCCAGCAATTGCGAGTTTTACGGAGTTGAAAACGACTGAGAAAACCGACTTGATCAAAACGACTTCGGTCTTGACTGTTCCCCAGACACCCGCGAACCATTCCAGGTCTTCA